TTAGATTACCTGCATACATGTATAATACTCAATCTGCTCGATTTGTACTCAATGATAATCGTAGATTTACAATGAGAGATATAGGTAAAATTCAAGATAGAGTTAAAAATTTAGAAGAGGTAACTTCACTTTCACTTCTTGAAGTAAGTGCTCAAACTTTACAATTATTGGATTCTGATGGAAGAAATAGATTTAAGTCAGGATTTTTTGTAGATAGTTTTAAAAATTACTCATTCATAGATAGAGATTTTTCAACCGTTCAAGTAAATCCAGATGGAGAGGAGTTAATACCATTTAGAAGTAGAGATACATTAGCATCTCAAGTTACACCAGCTCAAAATTTAATTAGTTCTGAATTAGATTTCAATACTGATTTTCCTCTTTTAGATCCAAATGTAAAGAAAACTGGTGATGCAGTAACATTAAATTATGAAGAGGTTGAATGGATAACACAACCATATGCAACGAAATCAAATGATGTTAATGATATTATTAACGTAAATCCATATGAGTTACCAGTTCTTAGTGGTAATGTCGAACTTGATCCTAGAATGGATGTTTGGACTAGAACTGTACAACTTGAAGATAATGTAATTCGTCAGACTGGTGTTAATAATGTTGAGTCATTAAATCTTGAAATGTCTGGAAGTGGAAGTCTTGATTTAGGATCAATTCGTATGCAAGCATCAGGAATAAACATGAGTCTAGATGCTGTTAAAGTTGTAACTGGAACTAGATCATTTCTTAGGAAGTTTCGTGAAAAAAATAAAAAACAGTTAAGACCTTTAACAAATCTAGAAAGAGCAAAATTACCTGGATGGGCTCGAAATAGAAATTATATGGTCTGGAAGGACATGGATACTGAAACACTATCAGATTCAACAACTATTAAAGGTAGTGCAAGTGATAGTTTAACAGTAAGTAACACTGATACCACAATACAAAATAATCTTGTATCATCAGCAACTGACGATTTTATGAGATCTAGAAACATTCAGTATGTTTCATCAGGGTTTATGGATTTCAGTAGAGTATATCTATGGATGGATGGGCAACAAATTTTTGATATAATTCCTAAATTATTGGAAATAACACCTACAATTGGTGGTACAGATCCTGGATCAGTAGGAACATTTAAAATTGGTGAGGAGGTTCATGCATTAGATTCATCTGGAAATATAATT